GTATTAGAGTCAAAAGTTTTTGCTGTATCATATTCTGTTGTAAATCCTGCAACAACAAAATCTCTTATAACAGCTAAATATTTTGCTTTAACATCTGAAACTAAATCTGAAAAAAGACTATCAACACCTTCTTCAAATTTTTGAATATAATTTGCATTATTAGAGGCAATAATATTTTTACCAAACTGTGTAAAAGCCCAAAAATCTCTTTCGTTTTCTGTAGTAGAGTTTGAATATCCACCTGCTTTTGATTTATCAATAAATTCTTGTGAACTATTCATTTGATACAACTTAGTTGCATCTCCCGCATAATTAGTAGTTCCACCACCAGAAAAAGATGTAAATAAACCTACAGCATTTCCTGTTAAAGCTGTTGTACTCAATTCTTGAAAACCAGGTAAAGATTTATACCCTACTTTCAAAGGTAATACATTATCTGCTTTTAAAGCGCCTGTGTTCTGAAACGTAGGCAAATCAGCTTGTAACTCGCCAAATGGTATCATCGGTAAACTCTTCGTTTAGGAGCAAATTGTGTTGAAGTCATTTGCATAGGAGAAGAAGAATGTTTTCCTTTCTCATCACTTAAATTTGCTTTTTGTATTGCTTCGTTAAAAAGATTAGCCCATACAGGAAGTCTTTCATCATTTTGAATAAATGGTGTTGCTTCTAACAACGAACCATACAAATATAATTCAGGATAATTTGTTAAAATATCATTAGTTGTATTAGAGTCTGATAAACCTGTTATACGTTTATAGTAATACATGTTAATTGTGTAAGTATTATCAGGTGTTGGACCAAAATAAACTTTGTCCCCTATAATTGTATAATACACAGGAAGACTTTTTCCTGCATCAACATACACTCTATTCAATTCATTTGGAGCCATATATTGTAACTCTGTTTGAGGACTTGCAGAAGTATTTTGAATTGCAATAAATTCTAAAAATCCTGTCGGTAAAGAAATATATTTTGTTCCTGAAACAGTAGTATCTGTAGAATTAACAGCCATTTCACGCAAACGTAAATCTTTTGCATGACGTGATTCTGCTAGATCAATAAACGTATCTATATTAGACGTTAAATCGTCTCTATTAAGATAACTTGCAATCTCCGTTTTTAAATTTGAATAAGTATCTAATGCCATTTAAACTGTTCCTGTCCATACTCTAAATAATCTGTTGTCTCTATCGTTTAACCATCGTTTAAAACGTACATGGTCTTTAATATCTCCTGTTGGAGACATAATTCCTTGTTTTGCTAATTGTTCTACTACAACTAGGGGAATAGATGCCACATGATTAAGTTCTTTAGTCTTGCTGACACCCTCCCCTAAACTTTGTTTTATTTTGTTTTCTTCAATAACAGGAGTTACATCTTGTTTACGTTCAATATGAAACTTTCCTTCACTTTCATCGGCAATAAAATTAGTATCAACTATATCTTTAGAAATAGGTAATTTTTTTGACATTACGATGAGAGTTCTGTTACTGAAATTTGTCCTGCTCCAGTTGCGTATGCAGATACACTATCAGAAGGACTTGTTTTCATAGTTATTGAATCATTGGCACTCAATAACATTCCATCTTTATTTGCAGCAGTACCTTCTAATTTAATATAACATGCAACTGTTGTTGACACATGAACTAAATACACATCAGCAGAAATAGCAGTTGCTATTTGCCCTGCTCCTGAATGATCTTGTACTGTATATTTAATTGGTCTGTATTGATATGTTCGTGCCATAATATATCCTTATCTTCTAATAACGTAACTTACATCTGCTGTAGTAGCTGCTGTTTGTTCGCCATTACTTTTAATATGAAGTGCGTCTCCTGCGGCAAGTAATACTTCGCCACCAATAGCTAAAGCTACACCAGTTTCATCTGCTGTCGCATTTGCTAAAGTAGCATCAACAGTTGTATCAGTACCATTTTTCATAATGTCAAATGTAGTATTTGCATCAATAACAGTATGCACATTCATGTAAATTTCTTTTAATTTTCCTCCATCAGGAATAACACAAACAGGACTTGCATTGTCAGCTGTTTGAATGGCAGTCATATTACCACCCATAATAAAATAATCGTTTAAAGTTCTCATTTTTTTCTCCTTATCGTTCCGAGTTAAAACTCTTCAATAAATAAGGGGCCTATAAAGGCCCCCTAGATTTTCTTAACTTAACCTAAAATTAAGAAGTAGTTAAATCTGCAACTATACCAGAAGATGATTGGTTTCTTGAAACCACTCCACCTTCCATTAGTAATAACATGTGAGTGTTATCGCCAGTTTTTGCTAGTTGAGTGTTTTGGAATGGACGTAGAACATTGAAACCCCAATATTCAGAATCCAATACCCAACAATCTCTATCTCTTTGGAACCTGTTTGGTTTAACAGTTAAAGTTCCAAAATCAGATTGGTACACATCTACTGCCGCAACAATAGTTTTTGCAGGTACTTCTCTGATTGCAGTTGAACCGCCTGTGAAGCCAGAAATTGCTTGTTTGTTAAATGGACCCACCATAATAGTGTCTGGGTTTCCACCTGCAACAAAACATTCTCTGATTACTTCTTTCAGCATTGATTCAGCAAACACTCTTTGAGTTCCATCAGTTCTTGTGCCTGAAGGTACTCCGTTTGTGTGAGCTGCATCTGCTCCACCTGTTCCAACACTAGAGTTTCCTCTTATCCATGTTACTAATCCTGCTGTTTTTCTTGCAGCAGCAGAACCACCCGCAGTTGGAATTACGTTAGCTTGACATATACCTGCTTCTACGTCTCGCTTTAATTCTTTCGAATTTTTTGCTAAGCTATATGCTAATTGAGTGCTACGTCCCGCAGCATCAACAGCATCGTCTGTACCTGTAATGGTAAAGTTCTTTGCGTAGATTTGTGTATAGTTATGAAGTTCTTCAGTAGCAGTTTGTGCCGTTGCCGTGTAGTCGTCTCCTTCTACTTGATGGTTAGCAGCACTTGCAGCAGCTAAAGAGTCTGTAAGCCACTTAAACTGAGTGTTAGTAGCTTTTCCTTTTCCCATAGATGAAAACATTGGGGTATCAGTTGGACTAATATTATATATGATGTCCGAAAGCTGTTCCCTAATGCCTGACATATCGTATGTGTCAAAGGTATTAGTTGGCTGTGCCATACTTATTTTCTCCTAAAGTTGTTGAGCTTCTGTCCAAGCAAGAAAAGCATCTTTTGTTTTTCTATCATTCCCCTTATTGGGAGTGTCTTGTTGAGAAGCCATTGCTTTTTGAATAGCAGACGAACTTTCTGAAGATATTGGCTGTGAACCAGATGTTGTAACTCTAGGAACTCGTTTAACTTTCTTTCCGTCTAGTTTTGCTTTTTTTAATTTATCTAATTGCATTGCGTTGTACGCTACCAAAACTGTTCTGTGATCAGTTAAATTTTCAAGTTCCTGTGAAGTATATCCTTGTGATGTTAAAAACTTTTTAATATCATTTCGAATGTTTTCTGCTTTATTAGGATCAGCAAGTTGCGGCAATTTTTCTATCAATTTCTTTTGTTCATTTTTCAGAACAACTTGCATTTTTTTTTGATAATCCATTGCTTGATCTTGCTTTTCTTTTTCTAATTCAGATTTTAATTTCATCTGCCGTTCACGTTCTCTTGTAACCATTGCTTGTGCTTTAACGTATTCTGTTGGGTCCTCTTCAAAGAGACGTTCCAATTCAGAATCGCTAAATTTAGGCGGTTTAAGAGTGCCTACAACTTCTTCAAGTCGTTTAACGTATTCGGATTTTTTTTGATTAGCCACGTTCATTTCATCTAATATTTTTTGACGTTCTTCCTCTAGGGTTTTACGTTCTTCACTTAATTTAGATGTTTTTTGGCGGTAATCAGAATCTTTAGCATAACCACTTTGTAATTCTTCTAAAGTAACTTTAATAGTCTCGCCATTGACTTTGACTTCATAAAGTTTTTCATCAGTTTTCGTTGTGGTGTCCTCAGACACTAATTCCAAATCGTCAGGGGTTAATTCCTGCTCTTCACTTTCAACTTTAGTAGATTGTTCTACCTTTGCCTCTTGTGTTTCGTTCTCATTCCCTGTGGCTTTTTCTTCTTGCGAAGAATTTAAAAGGTTGATGAGTTCGTTTTCTGCTGTTTGCTGATTAAGCTCAACAGATTCCTTTACAGGTTGATCTGCCATATAATCTCCTTAATTTTAAATTAAAATTATTGTTGAATGTCAGAAAGTTTTTTATTCGCCAATTTTCCTGTCTCCATGACAGAAGTAATTTCGTTGATAATTGTTTCTAACATTTTTCGCATGAGAAATATTTTTTCTCTTGCTTCCGTATCTCGAAGAGGAGAGTTTAACCATTCCTGGTTTAATCTTTCTTCGATTTTTTTTACTGCATCAGTAAAAATTTCGTCTTCTAGGATTCTCTTTGCTTGATTACCTAGATGAATTTCTTTTGACATATTTTATACTCCTGAAGTATTATCAGTATAATCGTCTGCATCTCCGTAACTTTTATTTCCTTGATAATAATTATTACCGCTTGAAACAAATGTATCATTATTGTTATTATTGTTGTTATAATTGTTAGATTGTATTTGATTCCATGCGTTATTAATTTCATTTTTTTGATTTTGTGTTAATGTTTTTGCTTTATTCATTTTAGCAACCCAATCTCCATCAAACTTGTCAGGAACTATAGAACTATCTCCTGATGAAGCAGCAGCTTGTAATGTATCTATTGCATCGTCCATTGAACCAAAAGCAACTGTTTGTCCGTACCCTGTTACAAATTTTCCATCATTATTATAATAACCACCAGAACTTGTGTGATAAACAACATCATTATTAGAACCAGAAGGAGCAAATTGATCAAAGATAGCATTTACTTTTTTAAACGTACCAGGAATTTTAACTTGTCCTTCAGAACCAATAATTCTTAAATTTTCATTAAGTGATTTTGATAATTCATTTGCCTTTTTAAATGCTTGTGAAAATTCTGCAAAAGTTTTGTTATTATCTCCATCTAAAAACATTTTTTTCTTTTTAAGAGCTTTTAAATAATTATTATATTGTCTATCGTTTAATGCTTGTATTGGAGCAGACATCATTTTAGCTCCAAAACCTAATAAACCAGGAGGCATGTCTGCATCACTAAATTGTTGAGGACCCATTAACATTCCGTTTTCTCCAATGTAACCTTTACGTTTTCCGTATTCCATCATCTCTTCTTCAGACATTTGATTAAAAGGAATAGATACATCTAAAGTTTCAGGAGTATTATCTCTTATGTCTCCATATTTCTGTGTTGAAATTGTGTCAAATTTGTTTGAATCTTTTTTATTGCCTTGTGTGTTACTGTAATCAATTTGAACTTCTTCCTCTTCTTCTTCTACAACTTCTTTTTCTGGCTGTGGAACCACTTCATATTGTGCGTAGTTTAGTTGAGGATTTGCTTTTGCTTTGTAAGGAAATTGTTGAAAAATACCAAAGTCTTTATCATAACCAGAAATTTGATCTTCACTTAAACCTTTAGACAATAATTCATTAAAAATAGGTAACGTATATTCATAACGTGTTTGTTCTACACCGCTAGGGTCTATTCCTAATAAATTTGTTAAATAACTACTCTGCGCCATTTATATTTTGCCTTCTATTCATATTTTGCATTGCAGTATTTTCTAAATCTGCTGCTTTACGTAATTCTGCTGAATCATTTTTTTCTGCTTCAATTTTAAGTTTAGTTTCTAACTCTAAAATTTTCTTCTGCATGTCATAAACCATTTCTTCACGTTTTTGTTGAATATCAGCTACAGCTTTTTCTTTACCTGCTTCTATCTCTGCCATTGCAGCCATGAGAAGAGGATTTTCCTTCATAGGGTCTGGTGGTGGCGGAGGAGGAACTGTTGCAGGGTCAACAAAGAAAGGTTCTGCTGATTTAAAACCTGCATTAACAACTAATTTTTCTAATGTATTGTAAATTTTATTTTCATCAACTAATCTTCCGTACCCACCTTCTTTAACTAACATTTGTTGAATGTTTAAAATTTGAGAAAGTAAATTAACTCGTTGATCAGTATTACCTGTACCTAATCCTACTTGAATAGAAACGTCCATTTCTTTATCCGCCCAATCCGTAGGGTTCATTTCAACAAAATTATTACGAAGTCTAATAATACGTGATTTATCTTGATACTTTGTTACAAGTTGCATGATGCACTTAAATAAATCTTTTACACCTGTCTCTGCAAAAATACGAGCAATCAATTCTATACGTTGTGTTGCTGCATTAACTAACGCATTAACACTTGTAGCTGTTGTGTGTGATTTTTGAATGGTGTTAGGATCAGCTCCCATTTGAGAACGGGAAATACCAGTTCTTGCTTCTTTCAGTTGGTCTATTTTTTCCAACATTGCTAAACCTTCATTAAGAAACGAAGGAGTTGCTAAAGGTGTTACGGCTCCTGGACCTTTTGTTCTTACAATTCCACCAGGACGTGAAGTAATAAGATCATCAAGTTGAACTTGTCCGTCTATAACTAAATGTCTTGCGTTGTTTTGCAAATACATGTTGTCCATTGTTTGACGAAGAACAGTTGACTTCATTAATTGTAAATCCATTACTAAATCGGCAACACTCATTCCAAAGAATAAATGTGGCATAGGAATTGGTGTTACCATGGAGAAAGGAATGTAATCTATTTCTTCATTATCTAAAATAATAGACTCATTACCACCCATTGTAATTTTACGTAGAGTTGGTTTTCCTTTTTTCTCGTAATCAATGTATGTATAACATTCAACAAGACGAACATAGTCTGTTGATTTATCTATACTTTGATATTCTGTATCAGGACTTTCTGTTTGATATAATTCTCTTTCGGTGTGTTCTTGATTGTAGAAACCATCAGTATAACTAGGAAGTTTATCAACCAGTTTTTTATCAAAACCCATTGCAATAATTTCAGCTCTAGTTTTTATTACTCGCTGTGCGAGGAATTGTGCATCAGATAAACTTTTTGCATTTTTAGAACAAAACATCTCTTCTGGTGCTACATTTTCTACAACTACACGTCCTTCTTTTTTTCTTCTTAAAATTTTAACGTCATGTAAAATTTCTGTACCACGTTCTGCTTCTACTTCTTTTTCAAAATCTTCTAAAATTTCTACATCATCAGCCATTAAGAGAGATGTGTACTCTGTGTCCGTTAAATTAACGTATTCTTCTTTAGTTTCTTTTTCAATTTCTTTGTAATAATGTTTTACAAAGCCATTTTTTTGTAAAAGGGCATCTTTGAACATTGTATATAAAATCATAAAGCCAGGATTGTCTTTCATAAAAATATAATTGACATAATCCGTACATTGTTCGGCTATTTCTTGATCTTCAGGACCTTGTGGGTCAAATTTTACAATTTGTTCTCCTGCTGTGAAGATACGAAGCAAGGAAGGAAGGATATTTTCAACAACTTCCAACACATCTTGCGTTACTACTTGGGAACGACCTTCAATTTCGTTACCATAGGGCTTTCCTAAATAGTATTTAAAGGCAGTTCTACGTTCAGACCCTATTGTGCCTTCTAAAAATCCAATAGAATTTTCTAATAATTGTCCTAGAAGCGCTAAAACTTCTGCATCTTTCATTTTAGCCATTTAATCTTCCCACTTTATGTGCAATGGCCCATCATCTGCGCCTGTAATTTGCTGTTGTGTTTTATCTCCGTAAACTTTTGGCACTAATTTTCCTGCTGTCCAATGTGTATCGTGCATTAAGAGTTTTAATACAGCAGCTTCTTCTAAACCTACTTTGCCTTTACCTTGTTTTGCACGTTCTAATGTCTCTAATGCTTTTGCTCTATTGTCTCCAAGCATGTATTCTATGCCTTCTTGCTTACTTCTACTGTACTCTTCTTGAAATCCTTCTTTTTTACGAAGCCAAGTACGTATTGTTTCCCAATCTGGCATGTGTTTATCACGGCATATTGAACGAATAGACTCTCCATTAGCTAGTCTATCGCAAATATCCTTAACCATTTGCTTGTTATATTTTGTTGGCATTACCATTATACTATTCCCATATTCTTATATTTAATTTTACTTTTAAAATCACTTGTTTCATTCATTCCTACACTCATATAGCGCAGGGCATCACAAGCATGACTCGCCCATGAGTGCTTTGGTTTATTTAACAGTTGTCCTGTTTTATCGTTTCTCTCCCATTGGTACTGTCGCAATGCTTCAATACCTTGTTTACATTTATCTCGATCAAACCACATACGAGAAAAAATCATACGTGTTGCATTGATACCATCTTCAATGGATAATTTAGGAACGATTGTAAAATACAATCCTAAATTGTTTGCTATCTCATACCTAGACTTACCACTTGATAATTCACGTTGCCGTAAATCATGGGGTCCGTAATGGTTGGAATATTGATACCCTTTTTGCGCTAATACTTTTACATAATGGTCTAAACCCATTCCTGTATTTTCGTAATAGTCAATTAAGTGTATTCTGTTTCCTACACGTTGGAAGAACCATATACTTGTTGCATCTCCTACTCCAAGGTCCCATGCTGTATCTACTTTAAAATTTTCATCGTATTCTATTTTAGTAATACGATTATCGTCTTGTGCCTTTGTTAAAGACCTTGTGTAAATACCACCAAGAACACCTGCATCAAAAGATACTTCAAATTCTTGTTCATACTGCTCTTCGCTCATCATCTTACGAGCTGCATCTAATTCTTCTTTATCTATAATTCCTGTTTCACTTGCTTTAAATACTGCTGAATACCATTCATCAGGATTGTTGACAGCATTATCATACAGATCAAAAAATGCGTTATGACCTGCGGGAGTGCCTATGGCTATAAGCCACCCTTTTCTATCCGATAAAGCGGGACGTAATACTGTCCATATATCAGGAGGCATCATTGCAATTTCATCTACAACTATTCCATCAAATCGTTGTCCACGAAGATTGTCGTAGGAGTCAGCTCCAAACATTTGTATTGTTCTGTTACCTGGTAAGGTAACACGAAGTTCGGTGGTGTGATATTGCACACCAGGAATTTTTTCGGTGTAGTCTATGCAGTATTGCCATGCTGCTTGTTTTGCCATTCGGTACGTAGGGGCGATATATCCATATTTAGGACTTGGTAATGTATTGAGCATACATTTTTTTAATATCTCATTTAGAACTAGGCAGGTCTTCCCAAAGCGCCTATGTGCTACTAGCACATTCCATCTTTTAAGGTTCTTATGAACCGCTAATTGATGTTTACGTGGTTTATACGGAATTGTTATCTTTGGCATTATCGAGGTGTCGGTAGATTGCATCTACATCTTTTGATTTCACTACTCCTCGGCCAGACTCATTATGAACTGGTGTTGGTTTGTTCATTTGTTCAACCAACTTTGTAAAATCGTCCATAAATGTATCTTTTTTCTTCTTAACATTTTTAGTATTCATTTTCTACCTTTGTTCTACTTTCGTTCTTCTACGGGCTTATATGAGCTTTTAAGGGCTATATAAGGGGTGGGTCTAGTATGTGTGTGGGACCCATTGCAACTGCGACAGACCTATGGGGGTGGCCCTCCTTAATTTATGGGAGTTTTTGGCCATTATTATAGATCACATAGTAATTAACTATGTGTCCTACTGTGTTTTTTCCTTGTTTTCTGGTGTTTTCTGAAGCTAATTTTAAAAGTGTTATACTTTTTGTATGACTATTGAACTTAAACTATTGGTTTTAGTTTGTTGGTTCTGGTTTGAACCTGAACTATATGCAGTTTGTACGAGTTTGAGTAAAAAAGAAGAGTACCAAAGGACCTCTATCAATATAACCCCTTATTTACCCTTATTATCCTTATTA